TTAGAAGATAAAAGAAAACATGAACAGCATCAGGCAAATGTTGCTCGAATGAAAGCCAAATCTAGGAGATAAATGACAAAAAAAGTTAATATAGATATAGTCGCAAGAGATAAGACCAAAAGAGCAGTTGAACAATCTAAAAAGGGTTTAGGCGGCATCAAAACAGCCGCATTAGCGGCAAGTGCGGCTTTAGCCTCAATTGGTGCTGGAAGGGTCATATCAAATTTAGTTAGAGTTGGTAAAGAAGTAGAAAGTTTACAAGTAAGATTTAAATTTTTATTTGGAACTGCTGAAGAGGGTACAAAAGCATTTGATAATTTAGCTGATTTTGCCGCAAAAGTTCCATTTAGTTTAGAAGAAATAGCGGCGGCTTCTGGAAATCTTGCTGTTGTATCAAAAGATGCAAATGATTTATCAAGAATACTAGAAATTACAGGAAATGTTGCGGCTGTAACTGGCTTAGATTTTTTAACTACAGCAAGTCAAATACAAAGAGCTTTTAGTGGTGGTATTGCCGCCGCAGATGTTTTTAGAGAAAAAGGTGTAAGGGCTTTACTTGGCTTTGAACAAGGTGCAAAAGTTTCAATTGAGCAAACAGTTGAAAGATTTGAAGAAGTATTTTCAGGTCAAGGAAGGTTTGCTAATGCTACAGATGATTTAGCACAAACTCTTGAGGGAACTCTGTCGATGATTAACGACAAGTTCTTTAAATTTCAACAATCAGTAAACAAATCATTTTTTGAGGAACTAAAATTACAATTTGGTGATTTAAATGATGCACTTGAAAGAAATGAAGCAACCATTGAACGATTTGGTGAAAGCATTGGTGAGGATTTAGCACAAAGTTTATCAAATGCAGTAACAGTAATTAATTTTATTAATCAAAGCCTTGCATTATTAGCAAGATCACTTGATAAGGTTGGTGGAAACGATACATTTAACGAGTTTTTTGCAATAGCCACAAATCAGCACAAAATATTTGGTGCGGTTGTTCAAGAATTGATAAATGATTTAGGAGGATTAGCTAATATATTTTCTGAAACAATACCAGTTCAACAACAATATCAAGATCAAATACAAAGAATTTCTGAAGGTTATGGAGTTTTAAAAGAATCTACTGAAGAACTTGATGAAGGTACTTTAGTTTTAAAAGACACATACGAAGATTTATTACAAAAACATACATTGTCAAAACCATATCAGGAGATGGGTTTAGCAATAAATGATGCAATATCAAGCATTGAGGCACTTACATTTGCTCAACAAGAAGTTGAACAAGGGTTCATGGATCAGAAAGCGGCTTCAAGGGAAGCACACAAAGTTGAAGCAGAGGGTGTACGATCAAGAAAAGAGGGACTTGAAGAAACTGGTAGGGCATTAAAAGCATTTGCCGCCGAAGGTGCAAAAAGATCGAAAAAAATGTTTAGACTGCAACAAGCGGTACAGATTGGAGAGGCAATAATGAATACTTATGCTGGTGCATCGAAAGCACTTGCAACTTTACCTCCTCCATTCAGTTTTGCTGTTGCGGCATTGACTGTGGCTACTGGACTTGCTCAAGTTGCTAATATTAGATCACAACAACCACCAGCACAATTTGGTGGAGTTAGACAAGCAAATCAACCATTCCTTGTTGGTGAAAAGGGTGCAGAGTTATTTACACCAGCTACGGCTGGTACAGTTACACCCAATCATCAGTTAGGCGGAGCGATGGGAGCAACAAATGTCACTTTCAATATAAATACTGTTAGTGCTAAAGGATTTAATGAATTATTAGTAAACAGCAGAGGAATGATAGTAAATATGATAAATCAGGCTGTGAATGAAAGAGGTAGGAGAAACTTAGTATGAGTGGAGCATTACCTAATAATGGTTTTGAAGCAATCAATATCAAAAGCACTCAAAGAACTCAATTTTCAAGGACTGCATCAGGTAAAACATTTAGAAGGCAAATTGATGGTCAAAGATGGAGTTTTACTTGCTCATATCCAAATATAGGAAGGTCTGACTTTGCGGCTGTACAAGCATTCTTAATAAAACAAAGAAGCAGATTAGAGGATTTCACAGTTACATTCCCTAGTTTTTTAAATGCTCAAGGGAATGAAACAGGAACAGTATTAGTAAACGGAGTTCATGCTGTTGGTGATACTACAATTGCTATGGACGCATTTGCGGCTGATGGTGCTGGTAGATTTAAAGCTGGAGATTTCATAAAATTTGCTCATTCAAAAGTTTACATGGTTGTTGAAGATGTTACTTCCTCAAGCAATGCGGCAACTGTAACGATTGAGCCACCATTAACAACAGCTTTATCAGATAACGAAAGTGTAACTTATGATGATGTTGCTTTTACAGTACATCTTAAAAGTGATGTTCAGGAGTTTCCATCAAACTCAATAGATCAAGATGGTAATATTTTATTCACTTATGAATTTGATGTTGTAGAAAGCATTTAACATGGCTAGAGGATTAACGACTGCTGTTAAAAACGAGTTAGCAACACAAAAGATTAGACCTATTTACTTAGTTAGTATTGGATTTCCAACACCAATAAATATAACAAACTGCACACATGATTTAACTTCAAGTGTGAGCGGAAGTTCAGTTACATATACTGCATCTGGACATTTGTTAAGCATTGGTCAAGTCAATGAAGCTACAAAACCTATAAAAAATACTTTGAGGATTGTGCTTTCAGGAGTAGAACAATCAAATGTATCTGTTGTTTTAAACAACAATGTCATTGGTGATACAGTTGAAATATATCGTGGTTTTTTAAATAGCAGTAATTCTTTGATCGCTGATCCCTTTTTATTATATTTTGGAACTATTGATGGGGTAACTGTAACTGATAGTTCTACTACATCGACAGTTGGACTAAGTGTTACTTCTCATTGGGGAGCATTTGAAAAAGTCGGCGGTAGGACAACATCAGATAATTCTCAAAGAAGATTTTTTTCATCTGATGAAGGTATGGAGTTTTCAGCTATTTCTGTTCAAGATATTGAATGGGGTAAACAGTAGTGGCTAAGTATAAAATTGAAATTGCAAAAAAAGAAGATTTATCAGAAGTATTAGAATTAATTATTGGTATGCACGATGAAGCTAGTACTTTTTATCCACCATATAACAAAAATATTATGTTAAGGTTTATGCAACCTATTATTAATAATGGTCATTGCATAATTTTAATTACTAATAAAAAAATTGTAGGTGCTATTGGCGGGGTCATGGCAAAATGGTGGTTCTCTGAAAATTTTTATATGGCTGATGCTTTTTTCTTTGTAGATAAAAAACACAGAAGTTATCAGAATGCTTCAGCTTTGCTTAAACAATTAAATAAAATTGCTAATGAAAAGGCAGTTCCATTGGTTGTAGGCACATTTGATGCAAAAGATATTGAAAAAAAAGATAAGTTTTATGAAAAATTAAATTTTAGAAAACTTGGCATAAGATATGGATATGGAGTGTAATTATGGGAGGTTGGAATCCTTTAGAAGAAGCTAAAGATTTTGCTGAAAGTGCGGCTGATGCAGTAGGCGATATAGTTGGTGGTATTGGCGATATAGCAGAAGACCTTATAGACTTTGGCGGAGATATTATAGAAGAAGGAATTGATTTTGTAGGAGATGTAGCTGAAGAAGTTATCAGTTGGCTTATTGATATACCTGATATTCCTGATTACTCTGAACAGATTGCCGATCTTGAAGCTAGAGGAATACTCGTCAATAAAAGAAATGCAAATGCACACATTCCAGTTATTTATGGAACAAGAAAAGTAGGCGGTAACATTGTATTTTTAGAGTCAAGTGGAACAGACAATGAATTTTTATACATGGCATTAGTATTAGGTGAAGGTGAAATTGCAAGTGTTGAAAAAATATTTATTAACGAGAATGAAGTTACATTTACTGGTGCTTTAAGCGATAACACAGAGAGAACAGTTGCGGCAAGTGATAGTAATTTCTACAAAGCTGATCCAGCAGACGATACCTCCTCTGCTGAAAGTTTGGTTACTGTAAGATGCCATTATGGTACAGACGATCAGGCGGCATCTGCTTTATTGACTCCTTTAACAAGTTGGACAAGTAATCATAGATTAAGAGGTTTAGCTTATATTGCTTTAAAATTTAAATGGAATAGAGATGCTTATACAAGAATACCAAAGGTACAAGCATTAGTAAAAGGTAGAAAAATATATAATCCAAATCTTGATGGAACTAAAACAGGAGGAAGTGGATCGCACAGAGAAGATACTTCTTCGACTTGGGAATATTCTGATAATCCGATTTATCAATTACTAGATTATTTAAGAAATGATCGTTTTGGTATGGGTATTGCTAATAGTTTTTTTGATTCTAATTTTGCTGATTTTCAAACTGCTGGTGATGTCTTAGATACAAATATAACTCCATTTAGCGGAGCAAGTCAGATTGATCTTTTAGATTCTCATGCAGTTTTAGATACATCAAAAAAATCAATAAATTTAGTTCAAGAACTTATTGCGGGATCAAGGTCATTTCTAAATTATACTGCTGGTAAATATAAGGTATTAGTTGAAACAACAGGTTCAGCATCAATAACTTTAACTGAAGATAATATCATCGGTGGAATATCAGTTTCTAGTACTGAAAAAAGTTCAAGATACAATAGAGTTATTGTGAATTTTATTAATCCAAATAAGAATTATCAATCAGACGAAGCTCAGTTTCCTCCAGTTGATGAAACAGGGTTAGCAAGTGCAGATCAACACGCAACAATGAAAACTGCTGATGGTGGTATTTTGTTAGAAAAGAAATTTAATTTTCCAACTATTACAAGTCCATTTCAAGCACAGGAGATGGCTGAAGTAATTTTAAGAAGATCGAGGTCTGCTCTAAATGTAAGTTTGACTGCTGATGCAACAGCTATGGATTTAGCAATTGGAGACATAGTGAACATAACTCATGCCACTCCAGCTTTTAGTGCAAAACCATTTAGAGTTGTTGGAATGACATTACAGAAATCTTGTACAGTTGCATTACAATTAGTTGAACATCAGGACAGCTATTATACTTTTGGAACTCAGCAAAATGTTCCGACTATACCTGATACAACATTACCTAATCCGTTTTCTGTTGCCGCTCCAGCAAGTGTAAGTCTTGATGACGAGATGGTAGAGTACAATGATGGAGGTGTTTTAACAAGATTATTGGTAACAGTTGGTGCATCAACAGATAAATTTGCTGACGAATATCAAGTAGAAGCAAAACAGACACTTGATCCAAGTGGAAACGCAGTAACAGATAATTTTAGGACTATTGGTAGAGGAAGTGCGTTAAACTATCAATTTTTAAATGTGATTGATGGAGCAACTTATCAAGTAAGAGCTAAAGCGATAAACAGTTTAGGAGTTTCATCAACTTTTGTATCAGCAACAAGAAAAATAGTAGGTCAAACTGCTGTTCCCTCTGATGTAACAAATTTTGGAATAAATGTTATTGGAGATCAAGCAATTTTAGGTTGGACTGCAATACCTGATTTAGACCTAGATTTTTATACCCTAAGATTTTCTACTGACTTATCAAACCCAACTTATAATAACAGTTTTGATTTGGTAGCAAGGATTGGACGACCAGCAACCTCAATAACAGTACCTTTGAAAACAGGTTCGTATTTAATAAAAGCAGTTGATAAATTAGGAAACCAGTCAGCAAACGCAACGATTGTATCTACAGATATTGCATCAGTAAATTTTGTAAACCAAACGACAATCAATGAGCATACAGCATTTTCTGGTACTAAAACAAATTGCTCAGTAATATCAAGGAACTCTGCTAATCATATTGCTCCAACTATTTCTGGGACTTTATTTGACTCAAATGCAACAGTACCAGCTAGTGCAACTTACGCATTTAATAATACAATTGATTTAGGAGCAAAGCTCAAAGGCTTATTTTCTGCTACAATTACACAGTTTGTTGAAGATGTTTCTGAGTCTTTTGACGGAGGACGACCAAGTGCAAGTACATTATTTGACGATGGACAACCAGCACCTTTTGATGGTGCGGCTGAAGCCAATGCAAGTACAATACTCCAGATTGCAACAAGTGATGATAATTCAACATTTTCTGATTTTAAACCATTTGTTGTTGGGGAGCATATTGGAAGATATTTTAAATTTAGAGTTTTGTTTGAGTCAAGAGACACAAAAGCTAGATCATTAATATCTAATTTATCTGTTACAGCTAGTCTTGCAAAAAGGCGAGAGAGTGGGAATGATATCTCAAGCACGACAAGTACAAGCGGAAAGACTGTTACATTTGACCATGCTTTCAAATTAGTTCCAGCAATAGGCATTTCGGCACAAGACATGGCTACGGGAGATTTTTATACGATCACAAGTAAAACAGTATCAGGATTTGTAATTGAGTTTTTTAATTCAAGCGGATCAACAGTAGATAGAACTTTTGACTTCATCGCTGAAGGTGTAGGTCAGGTAATAACATAAGGAGAAAACATGAGCCAAGTATCACAAATAACAATAGACAACCAAGCATTCAGTACATTTAGAACTGCTTTAAATAATAGTTTTGGTGCATTGAATACTGGACACATTGGAAGTTCAAGACCCGGAAGTGCGGCGGCTGGAACAATATGGTTAGACAATTCTGTAACGAATACGATCACAATGAAACTATTTGATGGTTCTGATGACTTAACACTTTTCTCAGTAAATACTTCAACAAATGCAGTTACCTTACCATCAACAGTAAGTATAACTGAGGCTGATCCGTCAGCGATCCCATTTGCAATTGCATTAGGATAACAAATCAAGTAAAAGTATAAAAATATGGCAAACAATTTCTCGGTAATAGAAACGACAGTTTCTAATAATAGTG